ATTGAAGGAAGTGACATTGCTCAAAAGGCATTTTGTCTATTCCCAAGATGATGCGAGATGGGTTGGTCCCCTGCAGTTACACACTGTATTGGACATTCCCAATTGGTACAGAACCTCCATGCCCCATGATGTTGTTCTCCCCCTTATTATTGAATGTGTGTTGCGAGAATTATCGCTGCACAAGAAAGATGTATATTATGTCAATCGAAACAAAATAACCGATGCGCTAGTGGAAAATCACGTTCGTGTGCCCGCTATGCCAGATTATGAATCTCTTCGTTTTGCCATGTTACATGGCTACAAATCTTATTTTGGTCAGGAGTAAACCCACGAAATCCCATTGTAGTGTAGTTATTGAATGTGAATAAACTTGTATATAATCTTTGGTGCGACCTGGACATGTCGTTAAACTGTCTCTGACCCCTAACAGCAAACGGGGGAGGGTGTTTCCCACAAGAACAGCATCCTGTCGCGCTTGGACAAAAAGTTAAACGAGCATATAACATGGTGCAATTGAGCACTCCGTTGCGTGAGAACGACGGGCTATAAAGCTTTCTCACAACCCGTTAAGGAATGGGGCATTTAATTAATGATCGGTTACATTTATTTGCAGCAAATCCTGAATCCTTACCTTTGAATTTATTCAGAGTGTCACAGAAATTTATTTCTATAGTATATAGTGTGGTGACATTAAAACAATAGGCTTATATACCCGATCCAACCGGGTGACAGATTAATACCCTTTCATCCACCGTTGTTAAATTGACAGTATTGCTACAACTATTAATTCTCAAAATTCGGCTCCTTCGGAAGAGCCAACCCTTTTAAATGATGCAACAGTTAACTCTCAAGATATTTCAGTTACAACTTTTGACGAATCCACCCAACCTATTGCAGCAATAGCTCAAACTGGAGTTCCGTCAGAAAGCGTTGATGAGCTTAGCTCACTCAAGCGCTTTTTGGCAAAACCCCGTTTTATTAGGAAAGGTACGATAAAGGATTTAGCTAGTGACTATTTGACACCTTTTGATTTTAGTTCTTTCTTTTCTCTTATCGAAATCGTTACAAAAATCTTCAATTATACTGGCATGCGTTTCACAATGTGTGCCAAGCTTACTTTGAATGTTACTCCTTTTGATAGTGGTTGCGTTGTTTTATCGTACACGCCACCTTTTTATGTTGAAAGAGCAATCGATGCTCCTCTTATGTTTACTTATTCACAAGTACCTCACTCTGAGGCTAACATTTCAGAAACTTCTTCATTAGAATTGCGCGTTCCATTTTATTCTCCATTGCGTTATTTGCAAACTCAAAAATTGTTGTTGGAAGATTATCTAGGTGCTTTTCACGTAGTGTCTCCACTGTCTGATATTTTTGCCGGAAACAGTTCAGAATATAGATTGTATTTTTGGATAGAAGATGTAGAACTTTTATACCCAACCAACCTCCTATCTGATCTCAAATCTTGGACCCCACAAGGGCCTGAAGAACAAAAGATCAAGGGAGGCCAAGTAGTTTTAAGTCAACCTTATTATGATTCTAACATTGGTATTACTGCTCAAGCTGTTCCATATTGTATGAACGCAGTGTCTAAAGAGTATTCTATGGGCGCAACTGATTCTTTTTATGAACTTTTTAGTATTCCTTGTATTTCTCAGAAATTCACGGCTGCGGATGTCCAAATTATCGAAGAATGTAGACCTTTTGCTCCTCACGGATTATCCAAACTTTCTTTGTGCAATCAATTTTTCATGATGTATTCTGGCTCTATTAACTATAGATTAAAGATCTTCAAGACCAAATTTCATTCTGGACGTATGCAAATAGCCTTTCTGCCAATGTGGGAAGCTACTACGCCCATACCTACAGACCTATCTGATTTTTGGAACATTATTTGGGATTATCGTGAGTCTTCAGAAATTGAATTTAGTATACCGTATGTTCATCCAGCATTTGTTACACGCACTGGCGTCCCACAAGGGAGGTTAGTCATGAAGCAAATTGTACCTTTACAAGCACCAGATAATGTAGCTCAGAATCCAGTAATAGTATTAGAACATTGGGCAGGCGACGACTTTAGAGTCT